AGACCGGTGATTCATCTTATATAACTATTGGGACAAATGGGAGCAGTTTTACATTAAAAAGAATAGGTTGAAAAATAAAAAATGATATAAATATTTAAAGATATACTAAGATAAAACGAGATGCCCCATTATGAGAATGCTTGTATATATAAGATTAAACACAATGAAGATTACGATGATGAAAATATTTATATCGGTTCAACTTGCGATATTATAAAAAGAAGAAACAAACATAAAACTCGTTGTAATAATGAAAATGATAAAAGCCATAATGTTCCACTTTATCAATATATCCGAGACAATGGTGGGTGGGACGCGTTCGTATTAATTAAAATACACGATTATAAATGCAATTCTAAAAGTGAATTGGAGATTGAAGAAAGAAAAATGATAGATATGTTAAAACCAAAACTTAATAAAATTATCCCTACACGAAGTCATAAAGAATGGTGTGAAGATAATAAAGAAGTTCTTGCTGAAAAAAAGAAAAAATATCGTGAAGCAAATAAAGAAGCTATTGTTGAAAAAAATAAAGAATATTATGAAGCAAATAAAGAGATTCTTGCTGAAAAAGCAAAACAAAAATGTAAATGCGATATATGCGGTGCGGAAGTTACTAAAAATCATTTAAAAAAACATAAAAAATCTCAAAAGTGTTTATCGGTAAAAAATAATGTATAATATTATTAAGAATGAAAACATTGATTTTAAACACAGAAGAAGCAAACGAAATCAACAGCGACAGAACCAGTTTTAAATACTATCTTGATGCCCCGATTATATTAAAAGAAAAACAAAACTTATCATTACAATCTATAAATAGAATTAATAAGCCTAATAATCCTGTATATGACGAAGGTTTAGTAACTCACTCTGGAATTCAAAAAGATGCTGTGAGTTTTAGTAATTTATCCGTATTGACACCAACGCAAGCAATAGCTTTCCAAATTGATTTTGATAAAAGTAGTTTATGTACCGTATATAATTCACAAGGTGGTTTAAGTAATGGTTCTGGGTGTATTATTATAATGCATTACTGGTTTGACGGATCAGTTAATCTAGAAGTGGGGCAAATTAAAGACACCGGTAAAAATTATGAAGTAAATGATTATGTTATTATAAATAAAAATGCTTTTCCCGAAGAATTACAAATATCAGGTGCTATGGAATTACGATTGAATATTACAAAAGTTAAAAGTGGTATTATTAAATCTCAATATGGTTCAGGATATATAGTTAGTGCTAGTGGAGGATTAAGAACTGATCCAGCTTCAACACCTGATATGTATGATACACGAACTTATAATGTCCCAATAAGTCAAGGATTGGTGATGTCATTTAGAACATCTCCAAATACAGGTGGTATAATTTATATATTATCAATTTCTTATGATGAGCGAGGCTATGGATTCGAGCTGGGTGATAGGATATATATTGATAAGAAATTAGTAAGACCATATAATGAAGGTGATGTATTCACTACCCCTTATCAATTGACAGTACAAGGAATTAGCGATTATCCCCCTGATACTAATATATATTATGACCAAACTGATAAATATAAAATTGAATTAGGTGGATTATTATTTAATCCTAATACTATTATGAGAAGTGATGCCGGTAAAGACTTATTAATATATGATAAAAACATTCAAGTAGATGATGATGATAGATTAAAAGATAATAAAATAGTTGAATTAGAACCACAAATTATCCAAAATATGGAACTAAAAGTTAATCAGGGATTAAATGTAACAAGTGATTTTATAATTACTTTAAAAATAGAATGAAAAATAAAAATTGATATAAGTAATAAACTTTATAATAAAGTAATAAAAAGTAATGCCAAATTATAACTTAGGTTGTATTTACAAGATTAAACATAATGAAGATTACGATGATGAGAACATTTATATCGGTTCAACTTGTAATTTAATTAGAAGAAGATGTCAGCATAAAACTTCTTGTAATAATGAAAATAGTGTCGAATATAATAAACCATTGTATCAATATATCCGTGAAAACGGCGGATGGGATAATTGGATTATGATTAAAATACACGATTATAAATGCAATTATAAAAGTGAATTGGAGATTGAAGAAAGAAGGATGATTGATTTATTGAAACCAAAACTTAATAAATATATTCCTACACGAAGTCAAAAAGAATATCGTGAAGCAAATAAAGAAGTTATTGCTGAAAAAATGAAAGAATATTATGAAGTGAATAAAGAAGTTATTATTGAAAAAGTAAAAGAATATCGTGAAGCGAATAAAGAAGTTCTTTTAGAAAAAGCAAGAGAATATAAAAAAGAGAATAAAGAGGTTCTTGCTGAAAAAAATAAAGAATATTATGAAACAAATAAAGAAGTTATTGTTGAAAAAAGGAAAGAGAAATGTAAATGCGACAATTGTGGTGCGGAAATTAGAAAACATGATTTACAAAGACATAAAAGAACTCAAAAGTGCTTATCGGTTAAAAAATAATCTTTGTACTAATTAGATACTAAACTTAATTTTTTTAATCTAACCTTAAAATAGAATGAGTTATTTAGCAAAGAAATTAGAATATAACAAAATTATACTTAATACCGACGATGGCATCGCTGATACCGAAAAAAAAACCTTCACATATCGTGGGTTTAATTCCATTAGTATCACAAAGCCGAGTTATCTTAAAATAGATGCAGTATCAGCCAATATTACTACCGATGCCGTATTTACTTTTAAATTAGACAACGTTAAATATAATGTAGCTAATTATTTTAACAGCGATAAAAATGCTGTACCTACTATTTTGAGTAGAAGCTTCAATGGCAAGAGTAGTATGATGCTAGATAATGTATCATTAGAAATAGTCCCACAGGATATTACAGAAATAATTTTAATCATCACTGATGAAAATGGTAACGGTATTAATACTGCTAAAATGAATATTGAAATGTGTATTGAAGAAATAGATGATAATTAAAAAAAGTACATTTTCGATAAATTATTTTTATTTTAAAATCTTTTTATAAATTTTTAAATTTTTATAAAAATGTACTTTTTTTATTTTTATTTTTTTATAATAATATTATAGATATGAATACTAATCACAGTTGGGAGTTCCATCAGACACCTGAAGAATTATGTAAAGATATTATTAGCAATATATCATTTGAAAATAGTGATATTTTATTAGAACCTTTCGCGGGTATGAATAATTTTTATAACAATTTCCCTGAAGAATTGACTAAATATAGATGTGAGATTCGTGACAATTTAGATTTTAGAGATTTTGACTATGAAAATATAAAGCCATCAGTTATCATAACCAATCCGCCATTTGATCTAGGAGAATCATTTAGAATACGAAAAAATGACTTTTATAATATACTCATGTTTTTCAGCAAAAAACAGTATATACGAAAAATTGTATTTTTAGGAAGTAGTGCTTGTTATAATAGTTTAACACCAAAGAGAATGATGTCGTTAAACGAACAAAATTTATTTTTAAACAAGGTTACAAGTTGTTTTATAAAAAAATGGAGAGGGATCTATTATGTCATGGAATTTACAAGGAAACCTAATACTAGTTTCGATTATTTATTAGGAGTTTATTAATAGCAAATACAAACCTACGAACTTACTAAGTGGGGGGGGGGGTTTTAATCGTTATAGGATTTATATATTTTTTTTTTGTTTTGCATACATTTAAACATTTCTCTTTTCTTTATTTTCTTATAATATATAATAATATATAGTATGTTTGTATATAATACTAAAAAGACTTATAATTTGGTTATACAAACTTATACTAACTTTCAAAGAAAATGGAGAAATCAGGGTCATATTTTAGTCCCTGAAAAAAAATGTAAAGGAATATACAGATTTTTCAAGTCTTGCACATTTTCTCTTTTTTTCGCTAAAAACATATAAAGGAATATAACATATTTAAAATATAATAATAAGATATGGAGAACCTAAAAGAATTAGAGGCAAAGACTTATACTGAATATATCAACATAGGAGATGTTTATAAGATAGTACAAAACTATCCTGATATATTTAAAACACTACCAGAAGAAAGACAAAAGAGAATTAAGGATTATGAACTTGAAACAGGATATAGTCCATTAGCACCTTTAAAGAAACTTCTAAAAGTAAAAGGTAATGTAGTACATACAAAGTATTCCTTCTCTAAAACTCTTAAAAATCACGGCAGACTATTTACTACTACACCATCTCTCGCCAGTATGCCTCGTGAAATTAGAAATACATTAGCAAATCCTACTTATATTGATGTAGATTTTGAAAATTGTCACCCACAATTACTATCTCAATATTGTAGTAAGAATAATATAAGATGCGATGTATTAGACCATTATATCAATAATAGGGAAGAAGTTTTAAAAGAGGTAAATGAAAGCAATAATATATCAAGGGATAGATCTAAACATATAATACTTGGTATTATGAATGGAGGGTCAGGTGGTGATTGGAAGATAAACAAGCAACCAGATACATTCTTGGGTAAGTTTAAAAAAGAAATCTCATCAATCCACAAACAAATCTGTATTATAAATAATGATGAATATAAAAAAGTAATTCGTAGAAAAGAGTTTAATCCAGAAGGAACTATGATAAATATTATACTATGTAGATTAGAACATCAACTACTTATAAATGCCGTAGCGTTTATGACTGAAAAAGGATATAATGTTGATGTACTTGTATTTGATGGTTTTATGGTAAGAAAAGACAAAGAACTTACACCAGAAATATTACCTGAATTAAAAAAGTACTTAAAAGATAAGACCGATTATGATATGAATATCGTAGTAAAAGAAATGAAAGATATAATTGACTTATCAAAGTTTAAAGACCCTGTTGAAGAAAATAAAGAAGAAACAACATACTATAAAGATAAAGAAGAGTTTGAGAAGACACATTTAAAAATAATTCACCCATCAATTTATATAACTATTCTAAAAAATGGTAATTTGGAGTTCCAAAATGAAACTCAATTGACTTCATCGTATCGTCATCTAAAAACTATTATAGAAGGTAAAAGTGTAAGTTTTATTACTAAATGGATTAATGATGAAAACATTAGATTTTATAATACATTACAATTTATACCGAATAATGATTATGATAATGAAGATTATAATACTTGGCGTGGTTTTAATCAGGAGAAAATACCTCTACCTGAAAACTTTGATGTAAATAATAATATGTATGTGGATATGTTTAAGGAGTTTATTACAAATCTTTTAGGAGGTATTGATAATCAGGAGTATATAGATTACTTTATCGCTTGGTGTGCTAATATAATTCAACATCCAGATAATCGTAGTTGTGTATGTATGGTATTATATTCTTATGAAGAAGGTGTAGGTAAAAATATGATTATTAAAACGATTGAGAGATGTATAGGTGAGAAATATATGAATTACATTAGTGATGCTTCAAATCAACTATTCGGCAAACACTCATCGGCGGAGATGAATAAACTATTAATCAGTTTAAATGAAGTAAAAGGAAAAGATACTTATACTAATACAGATATATTTAAAACTCGTATCACAGATGATAAGCGTGAAGTAGAATTGAAAGGTAAAGAAACGATGTTAATCAATAACTATTGTAGTTATATCATCAATACTAATAATCTTAATATGGTAAATGCTGGTGAAAAAGATCGAAGATTTTGTGTAATGGATTGTAATAATCCAAGAATATTAGATAAGTTATATTTTTTAGATTATGAAAAAACAATAAATAAAAATAACGAAGCAATTAGATGTATCTACGAATATCTAAAAACTTATGATATTGAAACAGTAGTTCCAAATATGCTTTTTAGCGAGGCAAGACCTAAAACATCACTATACAAGGAACTTGTAGAATGTAATAAACAAAAAGAATGGGATTTTATGGAACAATTCGCTTATGATTATGTAAATGAGAGAACAGATGAATATGGTAGAGTATTTGTATCTAATAAAGAGTTATGGAATGATTATAGGAGATATTGCCAAAATAATAATGTTGATTTAACCAAACTATCATCAAGAAGATTTTTATTTATCTTTAATAGAACAATCGTAGGTGGTTTAAATAAAAATAAAAAATATGAAGATATGTTAATAAAAGAAACAACTAATAATGAAAGAGGTTATTATGTTAATGTATCTAAACTTAAACTTTGGTTTGCTGAAACTATAAGATGATTTAGTCTTCGTGTACGATTATAGTTTCGTTGATATTCTTTTCTTTGTTCCCTATATTCTTCATTTTCAGTATATTTGCTTCTATTAATAGCATTTTTGCGTTGTTTTTCTTTTTCTACATATTCGGGATTTTGTTTATAAAGTTCGTAATATTTTTTTGAAGGCATTATCCTACTCTCTTAAATACTTATAAATTTAAACTTTTATATGTTTTAGACGAAAAAAGAGAAAAATGTGCAAGACTTGGAAAATCTGTATCTACCCTTACATTTTTTTTCAGGGACTAAAATATAACCTTGATTTTTCCATTTTCTTTGAAAGTTAGTATAAGTTTGTATAACCAAATTATAAGTCTTTTTAGTATTATATACAAACATACTATATATTATTATATATTATAATAAAATAAAGAAAAGAGAAATGTTAAAATGATTACAAAACAAAAAAAAAATATATAAATCCTATAACGATTAAAACCCCCCCCCCCACTTAGTAAGTTCGTAGGTTTGTATATGTTTTAGACGAAAAATATATAAGGTTTTAGCGAAATCATTTTATATAAATAATATTAATGTATCGTGGAGCGTGGAATGAAAAAACAAAGAGTATGGTGAGTGCTTTTGTAGCAAAAAAGGAAGACCAAGAGTATTACAAGTGTAGTGATATAAAATGTAGAGAACCTCTTGTATTTTGTAAAGGAGATTTTAAACTTGAATACTTCCGTCATTATCCATCTTCAACTTGTAAAAATTATAAAGAAAGAATTAGTAATGAAGGAGAACTACATAAAAGAGCAAAAGAGGTTGTAAAAGAGTTACTTGATAATGGTGCTATGTTGGATATAGAAAGAAGATGTGGTAGATGTCGTAAAACAAAGATACATAGTTTTTTTAAAGGAGATTGTGAAATAGTCCTTGAATGTAGATTAGATCCCCCATATGAAACGAGAGTAGCAGATATAGCATTAGTAAATCCTGATAAAACAATAAAAAGTATTATTGAGATATATAGTAGTAATGAAACAAATGAGGAAAACAGACCAGATGATATTGAATGGTGTGAAATAAATACAAAGCAGTTTAACGATGAATTTTTGAATGAAAAAATAAAAAAAAGTGTAAATGATAATATTGTAATTAATTTTGATTGTAATAGGAAATGGACTTGTTTTGAATGTATTAAAAAAATGGAACTGATAAGAATTGAAGCAGAACAAAGAGCATATGCTATTGAATGTAAAAGACAAGAAAGATTAGAACAAGAAAGGTTAAGACAAATCAAAATCGCTTATGAAAAGGAAAAAGAACGAAAAAAACAGGAAAAGGAAAGAAAGGATTTATTTAAAATGAAAACTAAACTTAAAAAACTTTGTAATGATGTAGATAAACTACTTGGACTAAATCAAACATCATATATTTTAAAGAGAACGAAGACATTTACTTTGGATATTAGAAATACCGATATTTTTACATATAAAAGATTATTTCCTGAACTTGTAAAGTTAGTAAAGAGTTATTTCCCAAAATATAAAATTTTAGAAGACTAAAAAATAAAAAAAATAATTACCTGCGCAATGAAGCAAATTTATAACTATCATAGCTATTAGTATTGCGTTTCCATCTCCTTCTTTTAATACAATCTTGTTCTTCTTTCCGTCTCCGATGTATTTTTTCGACATATCCCAAATCGATATAACTGATAATTTTTTCGCTAATATCTTGGTACTCAGCGATTTCATTAATAAGTTCTACATGATAATTACGCATCTACTACTAATACTTAATATTTTTTTAATCCAAATTTTTTAAGGTAATCATTATAACTTTCACTAATAGTTGGTTTCGACCAAAGTATATGTTTCGCCAAGCTCCCTGCACTCATATAATCATTCCACTGCTCGTTAGCACGATGTCTATCTAAATATCTTTGTTTTCTTTCATCATCTTTATGTTTAGTATAATCACTCATTCCAGCAGCACCGAATGAAGTAGTTTTAATTTTCCTTCTTTCATCATCGTAAAAAATCATCGTATATTTTTTACCTTGAGTAGTAGCTTTTTTCAATTCAACATATACCATCTAATAATACTAAATATTTTTTAAATATAACTAAAAAAAAAATTATTTTTTCTTGATAGGTTTATAATATTTAAAATGTTGGTTTCTGTTTTTTTTTCTTTTATGCATACCTATTAATTACATAGAAGATTTTTTTGCTTTGTAACTACCACAAGGACGACCAACTCTTTTTTTAGCTTTCATTTCTAATTATACTTTAGATTTTATTTTGATTAAACGTTTGAATAACCTAATTCAACCATATTTTCGCTATTTCTTGTTCCAGTAAAATCAGATTCGCAATTTAAGAATGCTGGTAAGCACTTCTTATTACTATATAACTTTTTAACTTTATCTTGAATATCACTAGGAATTGCATAATTTATACTTCCTACCAAAGCATCATAATCATCAATATACTTCTTAACATTAGTTTTATCAATCTCATCTAAATTATTTGTAAGGTCATCTTCTATTTGGTGAGTTAATTTTAAAAACTTACTACTTAAATTTTGGAATAACATCTCTTTTTGATTGATCTGAAAATTACCAATCATCGCTATAGTTAAAGCAGTTAAACTATTAATAATTATATTAGGGAGTTTAACTTGTTCGCCTGTGAATGATGAGGAATTAATAATAGCCATCGCACTACTGCTAATTATTAATGGAATATTCGTGATTTGTTTAATAAACGCATATCTCTCATAAGAACGTGTAAGCAGAACATTTAGAACATAAGATTTGTCCCTATACGATTGTAAAAGTGCTATTTGACGTTGGTTTAATTTTATTTCTTTATCCATCTTAATTATTGTTAAGATTATAATTCATACATTTAGC